ACATTGCACAAAGAGTCTGTTTTTATTAGTGGCAAATACTTTGCAAAAAAGATAGGCCAAGTAATAAAAGAAGATCCACGATATTGTGAATGGATATTGGCTAATCAACCAAATAGTCATACCGCAAAACAAATCGTAAATTATTGTAGAAAGCACCCCAGCGTCCTAAATCCCCTCTAGGCGTGGAAGAGTCCAAACCTTGTTGTGCCCTGAACATTTATGTTTAATCAGGATTTCACAATATAAGCAATGACTATAAACGAACAAGCCGCTCGTGGCAACACCTTGGGACGGATATTCTCACGAGCGCAAGTTTTCAGCGTCCGATACCTAGTATCACGGATTGAACTTCCAAGTTTGCTTGGTTACAAAAATCAATTGGGGGGAGGGTTAGAAATCTCTCTTGTGCATCAACAACAACACAAATGATAGGTCCAGCCCGCTATGCGTGCCAGACCTGTTATAGGCCAAAGCATCGCTAGCGCTCGCTCCTTTTGGCCTAAACCAGTTGTCTTCTTTTCTTTTGTGAAATCAAACAGGTTCGAGTGAAACGAGTAACGAGTTTCACTCAGAACAGATCTCAATGAGATCTTACATAAATGAGTAAAATATCTCATTGACAACTTCTACATAAATACATATAATACACAAACAGGAGAACCAAATGGAATTGATATTAAGTGACATAACGCCTCGAATTGGCACACGACACAACAGCTACATCTATGAAATCACCTGGACTGATATTGTGGACCTGAAGATCTACACCACCACGGTGGATGAAATCATGCGCAACTTCACACGTAGTCATTGGGATACCATTGTGTCAGGAGACATACCCTATGGCTTGTATACTGGCCTACGAAGAACTGCCCGAACTGACCGAGACAATTTACCAGTCATAAGTGCAGATTCAGTGCCCCAGTTGTTGGATAGATTCACTGAGGCACAAGTGTTCACATACATAGAACGTAGAAAAGAACAGTTGGGGTTGGACTAATTTCCGACATCGGTGTAAATAACTAGCCGGCGTTAACTACCCTACCCCTGATGCTGTTGACAATGTTTTGGTAGTTTCCACAACCCAAGCCCACGGGGTCCGGCTGACTTAAATATGGATATGCCAACCATCCATAATCCGCCCGCCGTCATACCTGATGTTATACGCTTGCCCGATGGGCGTGAATTTCGAACACTTGACCTTTTGATGCGTGTGCGTAGACTGCCCCGGATCAATTTACAAACCGGCACACAACAGCGTCCAAGAGGTGGTGCAGCTAGATATACCCAAGAGGAACGCGAATTTCTAGCCGTTGCACGAATTCGCAGCATACAAGAACGCTATCAAGTAACCGAAGAACAAGCCAAAAGAATGCGCTACAACACACGACAATTTTTGGGATTACCAACACGAGGACAACCCGGGGATCCGGACTGATTCAACCAAAACTGTTGCATTTTGCATAAATATCAATTATAATACATACACATTGTAGAACATTAGGGAGGCGACACAATGAAAGATATATTTCCCTACTGCGATCAACATGATTGCAAGCACTACGAAACATGTCAAAGTGAGTCCAATATTGTAATTAGATTATTGCAACAAACTACAGAATCGATTGAATTGCACACGGTGTGTAGAGACACTATGCAATCAATGTGGGACAATCATATAAGAGAAGTATTACAAAGAACAAAGAAATAACGAAGGCCCGAAAGGGCTTGTAACAATATGAGAATCTTAGACAATGATCCGCAGGGTGTGCGTGGTGGCACACTATATGAATTTGATTCAGGTTATCAATGCAGATTATGTGCAATGATAGCAGGTGAATATGCTGCCGAATATCACGCCCAAGTCAACCAGATTTTGCATGATATCCTAACTCGTGAACAAGCCTACCAACGATGGCAAACAAGTCGTAAGAAAACCTAGCGCCTCCCCGAATGTCGATAGGTTCGGGCCCTCCCGAGAAGAGGGCTTTTTCTTAAACAATAAGTATGTTAAAATAAGAGGAGAAGGTCCTCATAATAAGGAATTGAAATGAAAATAAGAGTCAGAACAAGTATTGCGGTAGACACATGGTTTGATACAGATCGGATCGCTGAGGAAATAGCCCCTGAAGATCAATTTGAAGAGGCCGCATGTCAGGTAGCAGAAAGATTAGAAAAACTACTTGACACTACAGAATTCAAGTATATAGAAGAAATCAGAGATCCTAAAATATATGATGAATCTGGCAAGCAAATATATTAAAACCTAGCGCCTCCCGAATGTCGATAGGTTCGGGCCCTCCATGGAGAGGGCTTTTTTATGGCAAAATGTTGCGTAAAAACCACAGACACACCTGCGATTCTGCGTTATAATACATACACATTGTAGAACATTAAGGAGGTCTACACAATGACACAGGAACAAAAAATTTGGTTTGCACTATTAGGAGCAGATCTTGAAACATTTGAAAAGTATATGGCTTGCAGTGATAATTGCGTTTACAGATCAATCAAAGGCCTATACAAATACAACAACTTACCAGAATCTGCACTGAGGTGGGCTCAAGAGCAAGGCTTCATGGACATCAGTCAAGGAGCCAAATAATGAAACAATTAGCATTATAATACACTTACTTTAACAAAACAGGTTAAACACATGAAACACATATTAGAATGTTCTGAAATTCAACAAGAATATCTGTTGTTTGCCCTAGCGCCCGAACAACATCATGATAGAATAATTGATCTTGCAAATCTTTGGGTTCGCGGATTGGAATTGAGATTTGATCGAGTGATTACTCAACCCACACAACAATACTTGGATCAATATGCTGAAACAGAAGAAGAATATTTTCTACTTTTCTTTATGCCTAATGAAGGATACGATGATCATCCTAGGTATGGAGAATCTTGGGACATGAGATTTTATGATCAAATGCAAGATCTTAGACAATTCTTAATGGAATTATAGAAGTTGCAGAATAACAACAGGTTTCGGCCCTCCATGGAGAGGGCTTTTTCTTGTGCGATCATTCCGCAACTTGAAAAGGATTCCAGATATACAATTACCATAAATAAATGCATGTCAAGACAACTTCATCACGATAAAAACTACGGTGGCGCCCGACCCGGCGCTGGCAGACCTAAAGGATCAACCAACCGGATCACCATGGAAGGCCTGTTGGCCAGCCTGGACCAGGAACTGGGCCGCCCTTATGCTGAACAAGTAGCCATCAACTATGTGAGTGCAATCAACCGTGCGGACTGGGGCGGTGTTAGAGACTATGACCGTGTGTTGTTGGGCAAGGTCATTGCTGATCGAACACAAGTAGAAACCATAGAAAGTTCAGAGCAATTGGAGCAACGACAACAGGCATTTGCCGAAGCACTGGCAGCATTAGCTGGAATCTCAAATGAAAAAAACTCGTAACCAAACAACACCACACCATAGTCGGCACAGTCAACAACGTAGCGAACACTATCATCGGAACATAGTGCCTGCGAGTTCACGACCCACGGGTGTAGATGGTGTTGAGCGCATACAGGCTTTAAATCCTACCCGAACCTTACCACAAGCCAGTGCCATCGACACTGAGACCATGGGACCTGGTTGACAAATGGCATAAATAAAATTATGCCACTAAACAAAAGTCGAACACGAGCCGCATTCCAAGAGAATGTAAAGACCGAGATAGCTGCCGGTAAGCCACCCCGACAGGCTGTGGCCATTGCTTACGCCACACAAGGCGAATCAAAACCATCAAAGCACTTAAAAGAACACGCTCATCATAGTGCGCATAGTGCCGCTCGCAGTCGACACTATCACGAAACGGTCATTGCTCCTACTCCTAGTGTGATAGGACGTGGCGCAACACGGATGACACGCACTGAGCATCAATTAGACAACGCGGAAGACGTTACCAGTAAATTCTCCGCAACCAACAGAGCTAGAAAGCCATAAGGAAAACTATGAAAGCAACAGAAGCAAAAGGTGTTTACAACCTAAACCCAACAAAGATGGTCATGAAACAGGGATCCGAGCAAGCTAGACGGGCTGCTGAAAAGTCGGGTCCCACACGTGTAGGCGGACCAAGAGAAACACCACATGCGGTTGAAGCTGATACCTGCACTGAGTGTGCGGACATGAGCCATCCTGCAATGCAGACTAGACACAGTCATCCTAAAAACCGCAAGCACATGGATGGTAGAACACATGAAGACCAACACCATGCTGTCAAACACTTAAAAGGTAAGATGTAAAATGAAAAACAAAAACACAACATTAGGTCGTAGACCCGCCAACACAATGACAAAGAATGCTGGCTTAGATAAACCAGCGGCACGTGCCAGCCAGTCTGGCGATGGTGCTGACTTTGCGTTTAATGGACAGATGGGCACGGGTGTTAACCGTGCTGGCAATAGATTTGCTGGTAACCAATCTGGTTTAATGATGCGGGAAAACTTTGGTGCAGGTCCACGTGTAGCCGGTGAGAACAGTCAAGCCGCAATGCATGAACACGGTCGGCCTGTAACCAAAGACAAGTATCGCACTGCTCCAGCAACTGCCGCAGGTGCGGGCGTAACTGGTCAGCGTAGTTGGGAACCACAAGCGGGCCCGAACTATCGTGGCAACTCAGACAAGATCAACGTAGGAAACTAAAATGGCCTACGCAAGTATTACACCAGTTCCACAAAATGCAACTACCACTGTGAGTGTGTCAGGCACCAGCACCAACACTTACATTGATACCACTGCACAAAACGTTAACCTAGTTAATTTATTAATAGACAATGCCGGCGGCAACGTGGCATTTGTAAATTGGAATATTTCTGGTGCTGCCACTGCCTCAAGCACTGCCAGCATTCCAGTTTTGGCCAATTCAAGTAGAACAATTACAATCAAGTCAGGCACGGTGTTTGACAGCAATGTTGGAGTTGCCGCAGTTTGTGCTGGCACCAATACAACAACAATTTACGTAACGCCCATAGCTTAAGGAGCACACAACATGGCAACCAAAAAAACATCACACATGGCCGCAATGAAGAAAGCAGAAATGCACACAGAAAAAGCAGCACATCACCACGCTGAAGCCAAAAAATGGATTCAAGGTGCTATCCAGCATCCAGGTGCATTGCACCAGGAATTGCACGTGCCTGAAGGCAAAAAAATCCCAGCTAAGCGATTGGCTGCCGCTGCCAAGAAGCCTGGCACGGAGGGTCGACGTGCACGTTTGGCAGAGACATTACGAGGAATGAAAAAATGAACACCAAGAACCCTTACGCTAAAGAAAACGTAAACGTAGCACAAGGACCACGTGTAGGCAATACGAGCCCACGTGGTGGCAAGCGTGGCGTATTCTTAGATGCCAAAGCCGAACGTGAACCTTTAGCTGACGAAATTGAACGTGCATTTGCTGCACGTGATCGAGAACTAGAAGCCAATCCTGGAGAGCATGAAGTCGCTGAATCTGGTGGCATTGATAGTAATAGTCAAGTCAAGAGATTTGCTGCTCGCAAGAATCGTTACCGAGACTAAACCCGTCGAGACTGGGCCGCCAGGGTCCGAATGTTCCAATCCGGAGCTCTTATAGTATTTGCTGGCGGCATATTTTATTCAAAGGAATTGAAATGAAGAAACCCACAACCACTGCCTCTACTGAAACATCAGCTTGGGATACTCCCGCACCAGAGGCCACTGAAACAAAAGCTGTAAAACCCACCGATCCCACAGTAGAAAAGATCAAATCAGCTGTTGAGAAATTTGATCAACCTGCACGTCGCACTGACTTAGAATTTGACATGGAAGGCTTGATGACAGACTTTCCCACTGCTAGAGAATTAGAAAAGTTTGTGTTTGATCAAACTGGCGTAGTGCTTAACTTAAAAGGCCGTTCAAACCGACTCAAATATCAAATTGCACTTGATGTGCTGACGGGTTCAGCTCCACCTGTAGAAGTCCTAGGTGAAGAAAATCCCTACTTGGATAAGAACGACATTATACCAGTAGACAAACTACGTGAGTTTTTCCCACCATGTCAGGCCGTTCAAGGCGTGCCAATGGTAGCCATGTTTCAAAGCAAACAGTTTCCACATCCAGATCCTGAATGGAAAGCATCGGGACAAAAGTGTGATACTGTGTTTAAAAAGTATGCCAACAATGTCATAACTTATGAAATCATTGGACCAGTTGCGGCTCGTGCTGTTGGTGTGCGTGTCAACAAGTTTGGCAAGGAAGTGCCTGAAAAATATACTTGGATTGATCCACGCGGTGGTGAGCAAGTGTTGCGTGATGAAGCTGGTAGACTAACTCCCATTGGCACACGACTAAAGGCTGCACTACAACGTGCCCGAGTTAACAAAAGTGATTTCTGGACTGCTTGGGTTGACCGTGACTTTATGTTCACTGGCGATGGCATGAGCAAGTCGGATAGTCCTTGGGAAGTTTAAATGGATCCTGTTGAACGCGCCACCCTAAGTCTAAAGCAAACACAAGACGTCAAGATCATGCAGAAGGTCAATGCAGTCAATCGCGATGCCTTCTTGATCAAATATCCCGGACAGGTAGAACACTGCCTGCGTCTTGTTATGGAACGCCTACAGGCCGGATTAGACAAGCGTGATGGTGTGGACATCAACAATCCAGATACCTGGCGCATGAGCACCCTGGAATTGCGTGATCTAGTTGAAGCCGCACATGCGCTGAATGAAATCCGTCGGGGTTTCTAATGCTAGACACAGCCGTTTTGATGCGTAGGGCCATTAGGCAAGTGTGTGATGACTCGGGCCTAAAGCCCAACAACCTGGGATTCATGACACACGCGGTGCGCAGTCAGTTTCAAGAATTGTGCATGACAGTTCAAGAAGACATGCGTTACAATCAACTAAAGTATTTTAGACCATTTGAACACCAACGTAAGTTTTTTAGAACTGGTGCCAGTGAACGTCGTGGTATCCTGGCTGCCAACAGGATTGGTAAAACAGTTAGCACATGTTATGAAACTGCCATGCACTTGACTGGACTGTATCCTGACTGGTGGGATGGCCGACGTTTCAATCGCAACATCACTGCCATGGTGGCTGGTGAAGGTTGGCAACAGGTGGCAATGGTTCTGCAACAAGAATTGTTGGGCACACAAGATGTCAAGATTGTGGAAGCCATAGGCACAGGTGCCATACCACGTGATTGCATAGTGACTGAAACCATGCGCAATGATGGAGCTAACTGTATTGGTGTTGAGATTAGGCATGTGTCAGGAGTCAACAGTTATTTGATATTTGCCAACTACACACAGGAAGTGCGTCAGATGCAGGGTTTCAAATTGAACCTTGCGGTGTTTGATGAACAACCACCAGATGACTTCTTCAGTGAGATTGTAACTAGAACTGCCACCACACAAGGTCAAGTGCTTTGTTCATTTACGCCACTTAAAGG